TTATAATGCCTGCAAACCTAAGAGCAGGTGACGCCGTTAACACATTGCCTGTAGAAGTACTGAAAAATTGACGATATATTTTTACTCTTGACCCTTTCAGTCTTGCGTTTAACACTGTGCTGATTTCTGAATTAGGAACACCACTTAGAGTAATTGAAACTGAATTGGTGCTGGGCTGTATTTCTGTTTTGGTTCTTGATATGTCAATCAGTTTGCCAAGACCTGTGTATGTTTCTAGGTCTTCACTCAATCCTGTTTCTGATATTTCAAAATCTTCTTGGTAGTCTGAGAAACGCCAAATATCAGTGCCTTGGTTGTCTACGTCTATTCTCACAAATAAATTTGTTTGAACACTTGGAAATGCTGTTAAATCTGTATTGGCCATGTTATACCTCTACAAACACAAATGGCCCGCTCCAAGACACTTGGTTCCTGGCAAATATTGTCCACTGCGGAAACTCTATACAGATAATTTCATAACTTTCATTTGTTCCTGGATCAACATCACCATAATACCAAGGAAATTTTGAGAATTTTATTTCTACAGTTTCTGTAGCAGTTTGGCCCAGTGCTTCTATGCCTTCTATGTCTGTGTAAACGTCACTCCACCTTGGTCCTTCTGGCAGTTGAACTGTGATTGTTTTTTTAGGTGTGCCTCTTGACGTTGCTCTTACAGTTCCATCTCTTGCCTGTGTTTGTGCCACAGTGTCAACTCTGTTTATTGCCAGCGTTGATGCATTGTCTATTACCCATTGAAAATTGGCCATCTCTTTATCTCCTACGTGGTATTGAACTACCACCCTTCATTGCTACCGCATGAATTAATTCTGGTTCTCTTGCTATCATGCTTCTGAAACTTGCGGCATCTACTGCATTAATGTTATATGTTACGTTTTGTTGTCCACCCATGCTCATTGGAGTTATGTTAGCAGGACCTGTGATCAGTTCTGGTCCATTTTCACCTGCTATACCAAACTTGCCTGCGCCTAGGTATCCACCATCTGCAAACAATCCACCAAATATCTTTTTAACACCACCAACAATACTGCCAATGATGCCACCACCTGAGCCACCACCTGAGCCACCACCGCCACCAAATATACTGCCTATGGCTGAACCTATAGTTCCTAATATTGATTTGCCTCCACCTGAGCCTCCACCTGAGCCTCCAGCACCAATGCCTCCAAATATGTCAGCAATCAATCTCTTCAATTCTGAACGCAATAACAGTTCTACTAATTCATTAACAAATGACTTCCATTCAAATTTACCAGTTTGAATAAATCCTACTAGAGCATCTTCCATACCCTGTGTTGCAGTTTTGAAAAAGTCTTCTGCTGTTTTGGCTGCATTTGTGGCATCTTCTGCATACTGTTCATAGGCACGTTTCCAACCATATTCAAATGAGCGTTGATGTTCGTATGCTTCTCTGGCAACCTGTTGTTGAGCTTTTATAGCGTCTTCAGTTGCACGAGTAATTTCTTCTATTTTTTCTTTTTCAACTTGTGGTGTGAGTTTTAGATCCTGTATATCCTTGATCTTGTCCTGCATATCACGTGTCAATTTGTAACTGATATCATCTAGCTCTTTTTCAAGAGTGTTCATGTTCAATCTGTCAAATTCACGTTGAGCATCTTTGGTGCCTTCAGTTAAATCTGCTTGGAAGTCTGCTATTTCTTTTGTTGCGTCTGCTGTGGCTTCTGCTAGTCGCACAATTTCAGCATTGGCTGCTCTTTGTGCTTCAACTTCAGCAGTTATTTTTTCAACGTCACTTAATTGAGCTTTATACAGTGCATTTATTTCTGTAATTTCTGATCTTAGTGCATTTGCCTGTTCAGAATTTTCACCATATTTGTTAATGGCTTCTTGTAGTTCTTGATTGACTTCACGTAGTGCTTCTTTATGATCCTGTTCAAACTCTAATAATGCTTCTCTGACTGCACGTTCTTCGTCACTAGCATCAATCATTTCTTTTTCAAGTTCTAAACGTTCTTTGGCATACTGTAAACTGGCCAATAGGTTGTCGTTTTGATCTTTGTAACTGTCACTCATTTTGTCAATTGTTTCTAATTGACGTTTTAATTCATCTGCTGTTTGACTGGTTGCAGTTTTTATGTCTTTTGTAGTGTCAGCAGTTTTTTTGAGTATGCTTTCTATTTCTTCAGCACTCATACCCATTGCTTCCATTTGTTCTCTGGTTAAATTGGTTAGATCCTGAGTGTCTTTCAATGCTTCATTGACTGGGTCTACTGACTCTTGGAATTCTTTTGTTTTTTCTTTGGCGTCATCAATTGCTGAGCCTAATCCAAACCAGGCAGCTGCCCCTGCGGCAACACCACCTGCTAGAGCTACCCAACCTGCTGGTGTAAACAGTGCTGTAGCTCCTGCCAAGGCTGCGGCCACTGTGCCTGCTGTTCTTAGAGCAGTGCCTAAACGAACTACCTGTGTGACCAAGGCAATAACACCTCTAGTAACGGCAGCACCAAATGCGGCTGCCATTAATGTGGCAATCAATCTTAAATTTTCAACTACAACTTTTAGGCCAGTTGCTAATGTTGTTCCTATTGCTCTGGCTATGGCCAGTATTTCTTCTCTGTTGGCAGCAAATAGATCCAGTGCGTCTGCAAGAACCACTTGCAGTGTTTCACCAAATGCTTCACCTACTTCTCTCTTGAATTGGAAGGCAGCATCAGATACCATTGAGAACTGACCAGTTAATGATTTGGCTGCTTTCTCATTACCTGCTACTATTTCATCAAATGATTCTAGGAATTTGTCTCTGGTTTCTTCAGCAGTGTATTCAGCACCTTCTTGGAATCCTAAGAATGCTTTAACACCTCTATCTCTAAATAGGTCAGCGGCGCCTATACCAGCACTAAGAGCTCTTTGAACGTTTACAGCCGCTTCTTGGAAGCTCATGCCAAAGGAACTGGCAACACCTGCTGTGAATTCAATGGCTCTTTCTAGACTGCCAAATTGATCTTCTACTAGAGCTAAACTTGGAACGCCTGCTTGAATTTGTTGTAGGCTGATTGGCAGTTTGGCAGCTGATTTTTCAACAGCATCAAGGGCCTCAGCCGCTAATTGTGCGTCACCATATAATACTTCTAGAGTGATGCCTAGGTCTTGAACTGATCTTGCCGCATCTACTGTGGATGCTACAAATTGCCCTATTTCTCTTACAGCAAACGCACCAGCAATGGCACTACCTGCTGCCAATATGGTGTTTTTAAGGCTGCTGACTGAACGTTCAGCTCCTCTAGTATCTACGTCTACTGTGTATCTTAAATCAGCCATGTTATTTCCTCATGATTCTCTGTAATCTGCGTTTGATGTATTGCTCTGTTGGCTTGCTCATACCTTGAGGTGCCTGGCGAGAGTGTCCATCGTCTAGAGGAACAGCATAATTATAGTTGGCTTTAATCTTACGACCCTGTAATCTAGTTCTGCGTCTAGCATTACCAGTTTTGATAGGAGTAACTTTCTTCCAAAAGTCATATGCTTCTTTAGGTAATTTTTTAACTTTCATTTCAATCTTACCTAAACTTGGCGATATTCTATTCCTTGTAATTTTAACTGCCACGTTTCCTGCCCTCGTTTATTTCTTTTGTGCGGTTTACCATGGCTTGTAGTTGTTCTTGACTCTTGCCATGTTGCACCACCTTTTCCCCTTTTGAATGTTTTGAGTTAACCCAATTTTCATAACCTATTGATAATTCCATTGCCCAAATATCAACAGTGTTGCCCTTTTTTAGGACTTCACTTGGTAAACACCCATAACGCTTTGCGATTACGTCTAGAGTAAGCCAGGCATTTAACCTTGGGGTAAGGTTTTCGTAGTCTGGCTTTGGAGGTTTCCCAAGCGGGATACCACTTTCTGTATAACTCTGGTCATTACAGGTATAGGTAATGATACCTCATCTGTTATAATTCTTTTACCGTCTGCATCATATACCAAGTTACTGATCAGTTTCAGTATTTCTGATTGATTTTCTTGGTCAATAGAAGCCATAGACATGAATGTTTCCATGTCCTGTCTATCATACATATAAAATTCTAGGGGTTCGCCGTATTGCTCTACAATGTCTGCGTCGTCAATGCTGACGCACTCTAACTGCGGCTTTGATGCTAATTGTGTAAGTTTCATTTCTGTTTATCTCCTTGTCTGTTAATCAAATCATTGGTAACCACTAATAGGAACTTTAACCTGTTACGAGCTTTTGTGATGTCACCTTGGGCACAGGCTATTTCATTCTGTGCTTTGGCTACTTCTGCTACAACACTCTGTAACAATTCTTTATCAGACTTTGTTTTCAGTATATCCATTAATCTTTACCTTCATTGTATTTAGCCTAGTCAAAAGAAAAGGCGCTAAAAAACGCCTTTTCCCTAGTATTGTAAGAACTATTTCTTACGATACGGTGTATTCACCTGTAACAGTAATTGTGATTGGTGATACCCAAACAGGCGCATCTGCTGATACAGTTGGCGCCAAGCCTGTGATATAACCTGATCCACTGATAGTTTTACCAGCAGTCACTCCGTCACTTTCATCACCTGTATAAAGATCAAATTCTACGATTGTTTTGTCTACGGATAGTCCAAAAACTCCAGACTCAGCGGCATCAGTGCCTCCTGAACCAACAGTTCCAAAAAATGTAGTTTTGTCTAATACGAGATTCATGCTTAGACTGTTAGTTGATGTTGTAGCAACCTGCTTCTTAGCAGTTTCATCTAACTGTGTCCAAGTAAAAACGTCGTTGGCAGCATTAACAGTGATGTCTTGTAAGCTAGGCAATACAAGGCCAGTTGCGTCTGCGACCTTAGAGGTGTGATGTATAGTAAGAGTTGATTCAACTCCTGTTACACCTGGTGCTGGATATATATAATTCGCCATAACGGTCTCCTTAAGTTATTTTAGTATATCTAAATTCTAATTCTGTTACCAAGTTGTCTGCTTCATAACTGGTATCTACAGTACACTCACGTCTTGTGAACCCTTGTGTATTGTTGATGTCTTTACCAGCTCTCATCAGTTCAACTACGGCATCATAATTATTTGGTAGTGTTTTTGCATCTGCGGCAAAATAAACAGTTACTGACTGAATCTTATTGTGTATGTCTACGCCGTTCAATGTATCTATTAAAGGCTCTTCATTGAATACAGTTTTATCAACATATATTCTCTTTGGATTCTTCAAATACAATGGCGTGCCACTTTCAGCTCTTGGTAGTTCCTCACTGAGTGAGAATGTTCCCAAATTGATAGTTTTGAAATATGCAATAAGTTCTGATCTCATCTAATACGCCTTAAATTTACATGACCTGGTTCACGCTCAGTGTTTTCCACTGTGCTGTCCCCATCAAAGTCATACCAATCTCCTGCATTCAACAATTCAATGAGTAAACTCTCTGCTTTGTTGGTGTAATATCCCATCTTTTGCCTTTCTGCTGAATCTTCGTCTCCAAAGTCAGCAATACTAGGTAGTATAAATTCTCCTAGACCTATGTATACACATAAATCTGTGAAGTCATTCTGTCTACCCACTATTTGTTCAGCAACTGGTGCTGGAATATCTGCACTATTTGATATGACTGAGCTACTTCTTTTACGATAGTAGCTCTGCCACCATGCACTGGTTTGTATCTTTGATAAGATACGTTCCGTTGCACGAATTAATGCGTCTTCAACGACATCGTCAGTTAGGCCTTCATTACTGTCAAATAATCTTTGATCTCTGTTTACGACATCATCATATTCAGCAAAACTGATTACGACTGTATTTTCTGTAATGTAAGCCATATTAACTCCTTATTATGCTACGTTGATTAACTGAACACCACGGTTAGCGTCAACGACACCAACACCTGCGTGTATACTTGCAACTACGTCGTTACCAACTGCTGCCGCTCTACGCTGGACTTCAATGTCTGCGTTTTTCTGCATAGCAATTCTGCAACTGTCAACACCAAAGATAAATCCTGAGTGTGCCGCTGGAACTAATGCTGATTGGAACATTTGAACGCCAGCAAAAGTGCCCACATAACCGTTACGCAATGCTTCAGTTTGGAAGTCACCACCAGCAAAGTTACCATCGCTGTATAATGCTTTCATTAAGTTTGAAGCTTCGCTTGTTGATAATATACCAAATAACTGACCCATCTCACCGTTTGCACGAATTTGTGCAACACTATCAAAGATTGAATCTGCTGTCATTGGAACAGAGTCTGTAGTAGATGCAGTTAAAGAAGTTGCCATAGCTGTTAAAACTGCTGTGTCAAATGCTTTTGCAACTGAGTTACCTAATACACGACCTAATTCGTTTGGATCAATTCCACCCAAGTCACGAACAACGGAACGAGCCGCATATACGTTTACTGGAATAGTTGTTGTAGTGTCTGCAATTACTTGAGCAAGTAAGTCAGAGTTACCAGTATCATCACTGATAGTTGTTGCAGATACTTCACCTAACACAGGAACCTGTGCTGACTGAGATCCTGCTGGTACGTTTACCATTGGAATCAAGTTTCCACCTAAGAACAAAGATTGCTCTTGGGCAGTATAAATTGTAGCCGCCTTAGTTGGGACTACTAAACCTTCTAGGCTAAAGCCTGATAGATATTCGTTTGCCATAATAAATTCTCCTTATGATTGGCTAATTGTTAAAAGAGGCCTTTTTGTTTGGCTTCTTTGTATACTTTTCTATGTTCTGGATTTGTTAAATCAAGTTTTGAAAGATCAAAATCACCTGAAGATTTTGTGTTCTGCACTGAGTTCATAGTGTTGGTCGTGCTTGGTGCGGCAGCAACAAAATGTGGATTTTTAGTTAGAAATTCTTCAACCAATACCTCTACTTTGAGAGGATTGCCTGAATCATCATATCTAACAGCACCTGTGCTGTCTAACACTTCTGCTTCACCTGATTCACCAAGGCGAACCTGACCCCTTAATAAGGCTTGCACCTGTTCTGGGTTTACACTTTTAAACTTCGCTGCTGAATTCAGCAACGGTGTGTTCACTTTATAATCTTCAATGATTACATCTCTGCGTTTGATTTCATCATCCTTTTTAGAAGCAAGGTCTTGTAGAGTTTTTTCAAACTCCCCACGTTTCACCTGTTCATCAATTTGGCGTTTTTCTTCCGCTTCTCTTAATGCTTTCAGTTCATCTGGGTTACCTAATCCTTCATAGGGTTTTAGCAGTTTACGTTCTAATGACCCCTTCATACGAGCCATCATATTGTCAACTTCTTCCTGTGAATATGATTTGGTGTTTGCTTCTGCCTGAGTTTCAGTTGTGGCTGGCGCCTCAGTTACGTCTTCTTTAGCCAATGTATTTTCATTATGGTCCATTGTTAACCTCGCCTCCTTAGAGTGTTTGTTTTCGTAATGTATTTATGTCAATGATAAAAAATGGTGTTTGAAACGATCCTATTTCCATTGCCAATCAGGAAAATTGTCACTGTTACACCTATGTTTCACTGTTACATTGTTAACCCCTAGTGTTTTGGCTGCTTGATTACAGCTTCTAAACTCTCCTTCAGGTGTAATCACTGGTCTTGTGCCTTTAGGCATATTGTGTTGATCTAAACTGTTCTGTTTTAGTGTGCCAGGATAGATGTTATCCAGTTGATATGGCCCTGTGTCACCTTTTCTACACATCACTATTGAGTCTTTGTTGTAGCGTCTACGTTCATTTCTGTCTACACCATGTGATAAAAACCAATCATACCATTCTTCAAATGTTAAATGATATTCTATGCCTCTCTGTTTGGCTTTACACTTGGCATCATGAAATCTTTCACGAGCATATGCTAAATTTTCTGGCTCTTCATAGCCTGTCTTCAGTCTTAGGTCTGTGAGTGTGTCACGGTCTTGTTGTATGATTACAGGAATAGGTGTTGAGTCACCTTCATGGCTAGGATGGCTCCACAGATACTCACAGCCGTCGTCTAATGCATTGTATTGTTCAGTTAGGTTCTCTAGATACTCTGAATCATAACCTTCTGCTGTGTAAACGTATGCTTCTGGTTGTGGTTTATCATTTTGCCTACGAGTGTGAAATGTTTGACGCCAAACATTAAACAGGTTAGGTTGATATTCAAATATGTGTATGCCTTCTCTCATGAATGCACTATAGCTCCACGGACAAACTGGACGAATTCGCTCAAAGTAATTCTGCCAATTAACCTCTTCTGCTTTTGCTTTTGCCACCTCTTTGGTTCTTCTTCTTTTTCTTTTTCATTCCACCACGTTGATTCTTAGGCATTATTTGCTCCTTTTTGTTACGCTCAGTCTAGTTCTTTGGCCACGACGTTTGGCTATTCTCTGTGCGGCTCTCATACCGTTGTTGAACGAACTACTGCTTCTAGTAAGGCTTCTGCCTCCACGTCTAAAATATCTTGCACCTGCGGAATGTCCTCCACAATTTGTTTTACAGGGTGACCCTCTATAGGTGGCCATTGTTTACTCTCCTAGGTGTGTGTATCCTTGAGCCGCCAATGCTAAATGTTCTGCTTCTGTTTCAGCTACCACTTGTTCACCTTCAGGTGACACCATGATATGTGGTTGAAATTCAGTAACATAATTGTCTATGCCCATCCACTGCATAACAGCACCCACAATCTCTCGTTTGGCTTGTGGGTCATCGCCTACAGTCTCAGCGGCTGTTCTCAACTGATTGATTTCAGTGGCGGTGTCTCTGATATTAAAGCTGCCAGGATAATCTATTTTGCCTGTCCATTGTGCCCCAACATAGTCTGCAAACAGACGCCATATCTGTTCTTCAGCTAGTTCTAGATTATCTGCTTTTTCTGAAAGTTTAGCATTCAGTAATTGGAACTCCGTTTCCATTGCAACTCCACTCATGGTTCTTGATTCTGTAGCCCTCACAGCACCAGTATTTGCAATTTTGTCTATGGCTTCTTCTTTTTGTCTTATAGCTGAAAGTATTTTGTCTACGCCAGCACCTGTAAATTCTAATAGGTATGGTTTTAATCCTGGGTCAATGTTTTCAGGCATATGTATAAGTGCACCTGAGCCTGTTCCTACATTTGTTTCTGGTGTAGCAACTAGACTTGGATGTGTGTCCATTTGTATTGACTGCATGATTTCTGATGTGCCATTGTAGATGTATTTTTGTAGATCCGCTATGTCTGCAATGTCACTTACACCAAGACCACGCTGTATGCCTTTTTGATTGTACACACAAACAGCTGGTATTATGCCAATTTGATTTGGCTCTTCTATTTCTTCAATTATCGTGTCATTGTCTACATCAGCTACTGTGGTTATTATTGACTTTGGTGTCCATTCTTTTATCACTGACACTGAACCTGTTGATTCTTCTAGGTACTTGAAGTATACCAATTCATATCTGCCTGTGCGTGAACGTGCATATTCCCAATCAAGCACAACCAATGGCGTAAGGTAACTAACATAAGGACGCACTCCTTGTTCTTGTTCCTCTGCTCTGGTTGTTGCACCTACATTGGCTTTGGCAACCATTACCCAACAATGTCCAAACACTGAACTCCAAGTGCTTACGTCTTTCATAAATGAACATAAACTTCTGCCGTCAAAATCAGCATCTTTCAAAAAGTCTTCTGCATCTATACTGCCCGCCAATGTGCCTAGATCTCTGTATGGCGGTTCTCTAAACAAAAATGAATTATAAACTGAAATAACTGAATTACAGTGATTGTCTAATGGTGTTTGGTATAGTCTTGAATTGTATTCACCTTCATTTTCTAATTGGTAACGTATAAGGTGTCCACCATTGCGGTATTCTTCTCCGCCCATATAACTTTCTAGATAGTATTCCCATATGTCTTTATAGGCTGAGTATGTGCTGTTGCCACTAAGTGCGGCTTGCACTGCTGTTGATATTGTTTGTATTTGATCCATTTAAGTGCGTCCTAGTATGTTTTAGTTCCCCATCTTTGCGGTGGTAACTGTTGTTGCTGGTTCTTTCGTATTGGGAACAAATAAGCAACACAATAACTTAGAGCATCAAACATATGATCGTAACCATTTTTGTCAGGCACTTGTGTTCCTTCTTTGTATGTATATTTTTCCAAACTTTCTATAGTGTATTTATTCTGTTTAGCAATATATAAGTGATTTTCACCCGTAGCTGAGCAGAAACGAGCATTTATAGCATTTATTCTGTCTCTAACTGGGTCATGTTTGCGTGGTGCCTTGACAAGAAAGCCTGCATTTGATAATATTGTGTGATCTGTTTGGTTTGATGATGTTTTTCTAGCAGAACCTGAGGGGTCAGGATACACAAATATTTTTGATTTGGGGTATCTGTGTGTTATTTCATCACACATTTCAAATGTGTTTGCTGAATACATCTGTATTTCATCTATTTGGTACAGTGTGTCATGTTCTCTTACACATATGGCTGCTGTGGCAGGGCTTACGTTAAAGTCCATGCCTATGTGTAGCACACTGGTATCCAGGTTGTTGGGCACATCACAGTTTGTTTCTCTACTGAATGCCCACGCAATGCGATTCTCATATGTTTCAAAGGTGGCTAAAAACTCTTGGCGGAACTGACGTTCACTCATGTCTTGACGAGCTTGTTCTATTTCTGTTTCAGTAACAAAGCCACCGTCCAATGTGGTAAACTGAAAACTTTGCCACACAGTGGGTTGTGTTTCTGCTTGACAGAATAAATCATAACTCCAATTGCCTTTGCCTTTGGGTGTGCCTATAAACAGTGCGCCACCTTGTTGATCAGCTAGAGCAGGACGTATAACTTCTGTCCACAACTCTGGTTGACATTCTGCTACTTCATCTATCACACAATATGAAAGTGAAGCACCACGTAACCTATCTGGATCTTCAGAACCTTTAAGACTTATTGTGGAATTATTTTTAAGTGTGATTGAAAGTTCTGCTTCATTTATTTTCTTTACCCAACGTAGGTCCATCAGTCTACGTTTGAGAGGCTTCCACACAATCATCTTGGCACTTCTATATGAGGAGGTGATGTAGAATATTTCTCTGTTTGGTTCTTTAGCGTGGTAACACAATTCTCTAATGGCAAGATATGTTTTGCCAAAGCGTCTACCAGCAATCACTACCTTGAAGCGATGCGGATCGTCTGCCACAGTTTGTTGACATTCACTCAGTTTCATCTGCGTTTGATTTCTGCCAACTCTAACTGTGTGCGTAGGTCTATGATTTCCATACGTGTTTTTGAAAACAGTTCAACAAGGTCCTGATGTTGTTTGGCCAATTCTTCTAGAGCCCTTGCCTGTTTGTTGTGTGCGGCTGCCAACTCCATTGTGTTTTTGTGATTGCGTTCACAGTGTGTGACCAATTCACATAATACATCATAAGGATTAAAATTTGATTCTATCATGTGTTCTCCTTGAACCTGTCCTTTTACACTGTGAGCCTCTGTTGACTACCACACAGTTTTCTCTACACCATCCAAAGTCTGGATCACGTTGAGCTAGGCACAGTGAATGTGAGTATCTGCCTCTCTGGTGCCACAGTGAGTCTGGCCATAACTCTAACCAGTCCCCAAACTCAAGGTCATACAATTCACGTCTATACTTGGCCTGTGCTCTGTGTTTAAGGTAGGCATAGTATTTGTCGCGTGTGAGTGGGTCTGTGCCTGTTACCCATTCAGTGCGTCGTTGTCTACCTGACTGACTTTTTGGTGTAGGATAGTATGGCTTTCTCATAATAGTATTTATGCTATCCAAAAAAAAGCCCCTGGTTAAAGGGGCTAAGTCATTATATAGGATTAATACGATTGACTACTGTATATATTCAATACCGCCGTCTAAATGGTAAACTATGAATGAATCACCCACAGGCACAATCTCTTTAACACGATTGGTTCGTTCAGAATTTGGATAACCTGAAGCACCACCAATCACTACAAATTTGCCACCTGCTAATGCACGTTCAATTCGCTGTTGTTGGGCATAGGTGCCTTTGCCACAATAACTTGGCAATTGGCTGGGGTCTGCTTTCTCAACACCACCTGGATAGTTTTTGAGTTGACACTTATCTCTTGAATTGTAAAAGTCAGCAATG